GAAAGCAGATGTGTTCGACCGATTTGAGACGGTACTGACTGGACACTTCCATACACGTTCGAACATCGGCAACATTCATTACCTCGGTTCGCAGATGGAATTCTTCTGGAGTGATGCACACGATCCCAAATACTTCCATGTATATGATACCGAAACAAGAGAGTTGACACCAGTCCAAAATTCTGTTACACTATTCCAGAAAGTGTATTATGATGATACCGTGGAGAAGGCCGAGTACAAGTATCGGACTGGTAAACTACCTGACGTGACTGACAAGTTTGTCAAACTGATTGTGGTTAACAAGTCAAATCCGAAACTGTTTGAACACTTCGTCGACCGTATCAACTCGAAACGAATACACGAACTGAAGATTGCCGAGAACTTCGAAGAGTTTGTCGGTGGTTCTGTAGAGGACGAAAAAGTATCCGTAGAATCTACGGAAGAATTACTCTCTACATACATAGATGCAGTGGACACCTCGCTTGACAAAAACCGAATCAAGTCGATGGTGCATGAATTGATGATTGAGGCACAGACTCTCGAATTAGTATGATTATATTTAAAAGACTTGCATACCGTAACTTTTTGTCTACGGGTGATACCTTTACCGAAATTCCTCTCAACCGTTCTAGGTCCACACTGGTCGTAGGTCAGAACGGAGCTGGCAAATCGACAATGCTGGATGCGTTGTCATTTGCCCTTTTTGGAAAGGCACATCGTAACATCAACAAGGCACAACTCGTGAACTCAATCAACGGCAAAGGTATGGTCGTAGAGGTTGAGTTTGATATCGGTCCTGCCAACTACAAACTCGTGCGTGGTGTCAAACCAAACAAGTTTGAGATATGGAAAGACGGTACGTTGGTTAATCAGGACAGTCACAATAAAGAGTATCAGAAGGTACTTGAACAGAACATTCTGAAATTAAATCATAAATCGTTTCACCAGATTGTGGTACTGGGTAGTTCGTCGTTCATTCCGTTCATGCAGTTACCCGCACAACATCGACGTGAAGTGATCGAGGATCTGCTCGACATCAACGTCTTCTCAAAGATGAACGGTATTCTGAAAGAACGTGTGTCGATTCTCAAAGAGAAAGATCGTGCGAATCGTGTTGAGTTGGATCTAATTAATGAGAAGATCAGTACGCAACAGAAGTATGTGAAGAAGTTACAGGAACTCAACAAGTCGCAGAAGATTGAACGACTCAAAGAGATCACACAACTCGAAGAAGGTATCAACACGTTGATGTTAACCAAGGGTACCGTAAATGAAATGAGTGCAGATCCACTCAAAGAACAACTCAATGAGTTATCGCAGAAGTTTCGACAACTAGAAAAGTATGATCACCAGTTTGGTGTGAAACAGAAAGAACTGAACAAAGAGATTAAGTTTTATGAAAATAACTCAACGTGTCCCACCTGTGATCAAGGTATTGGAGAAGAACTTAAATCGCAGAAAGTCGAATCCGCCGCAAGAAAATGGGACGAGATCGAAGAAGGACGACATGTCGCTGCAGGAAAAATCCGACAGTTCAACGAACAGATGGACAGTGTAAACAAACAGATCGAAGAGATACAAGAGAAACTCAATAAAGAATATGAGATTACTGTACAGATTCGCCAAGCGCAGAATCGTATCACCAAGTTACAAGAAGAACTTAAGTCTGTGGATGAAGAGACGGGTAGTATCGAAGAAGCGACTACTCAACTCGAAGAGTACACGACCAAGATGAATACTCTCAAGGACGAGAGAATGACGTTGGTTGATGATGGTGCATATAATGCTGTCATCACCGAACTGTTGAAAGATACGGGGATCAAGACAAAGATCATCAAGCAGTATCTGCCCGTGATCAATAACCTTGTCAACAAATATCTCCAAGTGCTCGACTTCTTTGTGTCCTTTCACCTCGATGACACATTCAAAGAGACGATTCGCTCACGCCATCGTGATGCGTTTTCATACGATTCGTTCTCGGAAGGCGAGAAGCAACGCATCGACTTGGCACTCCTATTCACTTGGAGACAGGTGGCCAAGATGAAGAACTCGGTAGCAACAAATCTACTGATTCTTGATGAGACTTTTGATTCGTCTCTCGATGCAGATGGCGTTGACAATCTGACCAAAATTCTGGACACACTGACTGACGACAGTAATGTTTTCATTATATCTCACAAGGGTGAACTACTCGAAGGTAAGTTTGATGACAAGATCGAGTTTGTCAAATCCAAAAACTTCTCAAAAGTCGCTTGACAAATTGACTCATATGTTATACAATTATACGATCAACTGTGCAAATTATAGGACATTATTATGGAATTAACTGAAAACACTTTGCAAGTTCTCAAGAACTATGCGACTATCAACTCAAATATAGTTATCGAAGAAGGTAACACGTTGAGAACAATATCCGAGGCAAAGAATCTTCTCGCTAAATCAGAAGTTGACGTGAACTTCCCCAGAACATTTGGTGTCTATGATCTGGGTGAATTTCTGAACGTTCTAGGAATGATGGACTCACCCAGTCTCAAATTTGAAAAAGACTATGTTCTAATCAACGATGGTTCAAGACGTTCACGTGTAAAATATTTTTATTCTGATCCCGAGATCTTGACAAGACCCACCAAAGATCTTATAATGCCAGAAGGTTTCGATGTGACCTTTACTCTGGATAGAAGTACATTATCACGAATCAAACGTGCATCATCAATTTTGGGACACACCGAAATGTCTTTGACACGTGATGGAGATACGTTGGTTTTATCTGTTATAGATAACAACGACGAAACATCGAATGCGTTCTCAATCGACGTTGACGGTGAGACAAATGTGGAAAGTGATTTTAACTATGTTTTCAATATCAACAATCTAAAAATGATTGATGGTGATTACACGGTGAATATTTCTTCCAAACTTATTTCACAATTTGTGAACAAAGAATCCAGTAATACATATTGGATAGCGCTAGAAAAATCAAGTACTTGTTAAGGAGTAAAAAAATGGATGCAGATTTTGTGAATTTGGTTAACCGAGTGACTCGTAGCACGGTTGCTGTAGTTGACACTGTTACGTCTCGGGGTGGATTTCGTGGTGAAGAACTGTCCACCATTGGTCAGTTACGTGATCAATGTATTGCCTTGATTCAACAGGTTGAAGCATTAGAATCCGAAAAAGAGGATTAGATTATTTGCGGGGGTGCGATTAGAGCAGGCGGTGGAGTCCTTCCATCGTGGGCTGGGCGGTTCGGTCACCCCGCTCCAATCTTGATAGGGGAACATTTCGTTCCCTTCATTTTTATATTATGGAGTAATAAATGGAACGTGATTTCCTTTGGTGCGAAAAGTATCGTCCCAAAAAAATATCAGAATGTATTCTACCCGAAAGTTTAAAAACGACTTTTCAACACATTGTTGATTCGGGTGAACTCCCCAACATGTTGTTCACTGGTACTGCGGGTCTGGGTAAAACCACCGTTGCAAAGGCTTTGTGTAACGAACTGGACCTTGACTGGATTATTATCAATGGTTCTGAACAAGGTAATATCGACACTCTCCGAAACAAAATAAGACAGTTTGCATCTTCGGTATCACTATCGGGTGGTAAGAAGGTTGTCATCCTAGACGAGGCGGACTATCTAAATCCCAACTCAACCCAACCTGCATTGCGTGGATTCATAGAAGAGTTCGCCAACAATTGTCGATTCATTTTTACATGTAACTTCAAGAATCGTATCATCGAACCACTGCACAGTCGTTGTGGTGTATATGAATTTAATACTAACAAAAAAGATATGGTGAAACTGTGTGAACAGTTCATGTCTCGTGTCAAGTTTATTCTGAAAGAAGAAGGTGTGTCGGTCGGTGGTCCTACTATGCAGGGAATTGCTGATCTGATCATGCGACACGCACCCGATTGGAGACGAGTTATCAATGAATGTCAACGTGCATCTATTGGTGGCGAATTGAAGTTGTCGACTCTGTCAGACAATACTAGCGATAACTACGGTGTTCTTTTCAAATCATTAAAAGAAAAAGACTTCAAGAAGATGCGTTCGTGGGTGGTGAACAACATTGATGTGGACGTGTCATCAATTTTGCGACATATATATGATAATATGTACGACCGTGTAGAACCGTCTTCTATACCACAACTCGTTCTGATACTCGCAGATTATCAGTACAAGAATGCGTTTGTTGCGGATCACGAACTGAACGTTGTCGCATGTATGACAGAAATAATGGCAAATGTGGATTTCAAATAATGAAAAAGAAAATACTTCTCACGGGCACTCGTGGTTACAGGCCTGGGTTTATTGGTGGTAATTTTTTAAGGTTGTATGCTGACAAATACGACATTGTAGAATATCTGGACGACATTCGTGACTGGAATCATTCCAAACACTACTGGGAAGATTTAGATTGTATTGTTCACCTTGCGGCAATGGCAGGTGTTCGACGTTCCCATCAAGAACCCGAACTGTATTGGGATGTGAACGTCAATGCATCCAAGAAGATATTTGAATCTATCGACAATAGTATTCCAACCATCTACGCATCGTCATCTAGTGTGTACGAGTGGTGGTTGTCTCCGTATGCCACAACCAAATGGGCAATGGAAGCGATAGCACCTGAAAACAGTCTGGGATTAAGATTTCATACTGTGTATGGACCAAACAGTCGAACTGACATGATATACGATAAATTACTTAAAAAGGAAGTGTCGTATATTACACGCCATACTCGGGACTGGACTCATGTCGAAGACGTTTGTTCTGCGTTAGATATCTGCATAGAAAATTTTGATAATCTGAAGAAACACCGTGCGATTGATGTAGGTAATGGAGAACCTGTTACTGTTAAACAATTAGCGGATCGTTTATGGCCAAACAACGGTCTCGTAGTAAAGGAGGTTACGGGAGAAAGAGAAAACACTTGCGCAGACCCATCTATTCTGTTAGAATATGGATGGAAACCTAAACACCATGTATTGGAATAATAACAAATGAACTTTAACGATAATGTGTGGTACTTACCCAATCTGATTGATATCAGAACATGTCCTAAAAATGGCATGACAAGCGTAAAAAACTTTTACTATAAATTGATGTCACAAATAACGAACGAAAATTATTCGAAATATAATCGTGAGTTTAAGACAGAAAGAGGAGGACCAATAAATTTCAGAGAGTATCAAGTCTGGAATTATTGCGACTTTACTGACATACCGTTTCGAAAGTACAGTACTCGATTTGCGGTAAAACGTGATCCAGTTAAAAGATTTCTTTCTGCGGTTGAATATTTACAGGCTAACTTTGATAAGGAAGGAAAACGAACGATTCATAAAAGAACGTATCCAAAAAAATATGAGGATCTGGACGAACTGCTTACGGATATTGAAACACAAAAGATGATGAACATACATTTCTTCCCGCAGAGTTATTATATGGGGAATGTAAACAAATATCAGTTTGTGTATAGGTTAAGTGATTTAGACAAAATGTTCGAACATCTATGTTCTTTATATGAGGTTCCGAAGTTTACTATGAAATTGAATAAAACTCAAAGGACTATAACTAAAGACATTTCGATGGTACAGATAGGAAGAATCCGAAAACTTTATCAGATAGACTACGAGAACGGTTGGTATTGATATGAACCCATTTGATTATGTTACTGCGATAAATTACAACAAAGAACAACTGATACATGATGATATTACAGAGAACGGTTACAGTCCGTTTATGACGAATCGTTCTCTGTCCTACTTTCAAGACACTGTGATCCTTGCGAATGAAATGAATAAATATCATCTTTTGGACAATAAACTCCAATTTGATTTTTTACTAAATATAGTTAGGAAACGTAAACGTTTCTCCAAATGGGAAAAACCAGAAGTTTTTGGTGACTTGGAAGTGGTAAAAGAGTATTATGGATATAGCAATGAAAAAGCAAGATCCGCACTCAAACTACTTTCACCTGATCAACTAATTCAAATAAAAAATAAGGTGTATAAAGGTGGAAGAAAATAAAATATGGAAACCAGCGGATATGTTGGAAGTTGTGCTTAATGAACCTGATGACTTTTTGAAGGTGCGTGAGACACTCACACGAATGGGTGTTGCTTCTCGAAAAGAAAACAAGTTATATCAGTCGTGTCATATCCTACACAAACAGGGTCGTTACTTCATAGTACATTTTAAAGAACTGTTTCTGCTTGACGGTAAAAAATCGAATCTAGAAGAAGGTGATATACTTCGACGCAACACTATTGCAACTCTGCTCGCTGACTGGGGTCTAGTACAGATCGTAGACAAGAGTCAGGTCGCAGAGTGCGCACCACTTCGTCAAGTGAAAATTATTTCACACAAAGACAAACACGAGTGGGAGTTGTGCCCGAAGTATAACATCGGTAATAAATCTTAAACGTATGTGACAACACACGTTAAGATAGACAAGAAGACGACTGGTGTTATTACAACGGCGTCTTCTTTAATCTTCTTAAAAGACATGTGGAACTCCTTACGCTTCACAGCGTTTGAATTAAAATTAATGTCTCACGACATCCGATATTATTTATATGATTTCAGTACAAGAACATATACGGAGAATGCATGAAATGTTTGGGGATTTACCTGATCCCAAGCACGAACCAAAAAGGTTCGAATTTTATGTAAAACTCTACAAATTTTATACTCGTCGAGTATAAATAACCGTGCGATGCGGATGGTCCGGTCGCATATACAACACAACCTTGCATAATATATGGAGGTACCGTTATGGTAACTAAAGCATTTACTTTCCCACGTTCGCATTTCATTGGTTTTGACCATGTGTGGAACGAGATTGAACGTCTGGCTGATGTAGCAGATAATAAACTCTATCCCCCCCACAATGTTGTGAAACACAGTGAATCAACGTACACAATTGAACTTGCACTTGCGGGTTACAAATCAGATGATCTTCACGTAGAAGTAAAAGAAGGCATTCTTGTAATCACGGGTGACAATCGTTCAACCGTAGATACAGAGGAAACTCGCGAGTATCTACACCGTGGAATCTCTGGAAAGAAATTCACACGAACCTTTAGGTTATCAGAGCACGTTGTTGTTGATGGAGCTGACTTTGTGGATGGACTACTGGTCATTGACCTGAAAGTAGTTATTCCTGAAGAGAAGCGTCCCCGTAGTGTACCCATTGGCAAACAACACACTCTATAACTTGAAGGAGAGAAATGAAAAGACTAGCCCTCGTTGCTTTACTTTTTCTTTCACCTTTTGTTAGTGCTACAGAGATTGAAGAAGTTGTCGTCAAGGCACCGAAGATTACTATCGCCCTTGAGAAACTCTCTTTGAATCATGTACAAAATCCTATTACAGGAAAGTGGCACTATATAAAGAAAGAAGAAAAACGTAACAAAGCATAAACACGTCCCGCACTTCGGTGCGGGATTTCTTTGAAGTTGGAGATTAATTGTGGTAGAAGGTTATATTCAGGCAAACCTTAAGAACCCAATCGTACACAAATACCTAGAACTGTCTCTCAAGTCTTTCCGACCAGTTTCTGATGTTTTTAATATTAATATCATTCAGTGCATGGTGCCTGGCGAACAGTTGAAAACACACGATGGACATGTTATTCTTGGTCAAGAAAATTTCAACGAAGAAAAGAAAAGATCTCCCCAAGAAATCGCATCTATAATTTCTCAATACCGACTCATGCGAAGAATTGCGAACGGAGAACGGTTGTTCATCATGGAACACGATGCATATCTTTTTCCTAGTGAGGAACCCGAGTTTCGTCGAGTGATGGGAAAATATGATCAGTTGTTGGTGTGTAACATCGGGATTGCAATGGAATGTTATACCTGTCATCCCGAAATTGCAAAACGATTTTGTGAATGGGTGGAGAATGATTATGACCATAAAATGAAAGGACCCATGGCAATACTACACAAAGTTATTGATGAATACGCAAAAGAAATAGACAACAAAGTTCGAAACGTATGGTGGCCCAAAAAGGGTCAAAGGAACGAGACAGGTTTATCAAACACAGTAACCACTGCATTTACAGATCCAACGTTGACTATCAAAGCACCAATAACCCAAATGATCGACATGAGTATTGGTAGTACCGTGACAGACCGAAAAGGCGTCAAACCAAAATATACAGAAAAATCTCACCCAAATTTTCATTTCGTGACACTTGACCTTTCCTAATTTTTATACTATACTGTTATTATG